ATCGAAGTCTTCGTAGATTAGCATCGAGGCGGTGCCGAAGACGACGAGGTCGTAGTACCACTGAGCGATGGAGTTGTAGAAGTTGCTTTCGGAGAAGATGAGGTAGAGTAGGCGTTCACATTCGGCTAGCCAGAGGGAAACCGGGCTTGTTTGCGTTGAATCCACAGTGCCAACACGCAATTTGAACCAAGGTCGAGTCGGTGACGACTTGCCGCTCACCAACCCACTTGCCAAGTTTCGGGCACATATGACTCCGGTTGAATCTAAAATATGTTGGTTGATCGGTGACCCGCGGGCCATCATGTTTGGGGTGACGATCCATTTGTATCTCCTTGGGAGGAAGTAGTCGGCCAGTTCGCGCCAGTGAGTCCACCATGAGTAGCGATTGACGCGGAGGCCAAGGAGTCGGCCCTCGCTGTAGCGAAGCGCGCGCTCGTCAACCGAGTTGGAGGATTGGTCGGTCGTGGGGAACTTGTTGAGGGCGGCGGCTTCAGCCATTAGGCAGGTTCCTTGCCGCCGAGTTGAGGCAGTAGTTCGCCCTCGGGCACAAGGTGCCTCTCCTGATGCATCAACGCCGCAGCCATCAAGGCAAAGGGCTCCGCGGGAGGCGGAACCTTTGACATCGCCGCCTTTTGCCCTCTAGCTTTGGAGATCGGAACTACGGGCATGTGCGAGGTGTCCTACTCTACAGGGCCTACGGCCACTGGGTTATTGCCCCAAAAGGGACTTGGTACCGGATTGCTGTGGAACCGCCGCTGCGCCGAGGAACGTCGGCTGCTGGGAGGCGGCCTCGGTACGCGGGGCAGGTTGTTGGGCTGGGGCTGCGGGCGCGGGGGGTGGGATTGGTGCAGGGGCTGTAGCAGGGGCCGTAGTAGCGCTTGGGCTCAAGGCCTTGGAGGCAAAGGCTCCACCGCCTGCGGCCAGAGCAAGGCCTGTGAGAGTGACTGGGTCAACCATTAGGCTAACATCCTTTCCGGTGCGTACGGATCGTATTCGGTCTCAACAAGTGGCTTATGTGGATGGTCCCCACCGGCCTCAACATTGTTACGGGCCAATGGGCCACCGAAGGTACAGAAGAGGGCGTCGAGGTCATCGAGTTCGATGTCGGGATTGTCTGCAAGGATGTCCTCTTTGGCGACGAGTTGGATTTCGTCCTTCTTATTGAAGACATAACGGATGGCTAGCATGGCGGTACGAAGGTCTGGATCGAAATCAAGCATACCGGTCTTGAGCCAAGCCCGAGTTGCCCCCGCCATCGCCGAGCGCTTGTTGGCGTACTTCTCGCCTTGATTGTCGAAGACGACGCCGGTGATGTCGTCTTTGCCACCGAATTGGACCTCCCAAATGTAGAGACGTTGTTGGCGGCAGATGTCGACAACGCCACCGCCGACGCCACCGCCGTCAACGAAGATTCCATCTGGACGGTACTCAGTGAAGGCAGAGTGAATATGATTGGCGAGTTCTGTCGTTGCTATTCCTTGATAGACTCGCTTGGGTATATTCCTGGCATCGCGGCCCTTACGGAAACGTAGGACGCATTTGTTTCGGCCATAGCGAGCGACGTCGACGCCGAGGGCGAGCGGGGTAAAGGCATCGACGAAGGCCTCGCGATCGGGCGACATAGCGGCGTCGATGTCCGTAGCAGAGAAGAACTCCATCTCGCCCATACGGGGAAACTGGCCCTTGACGCGAACGCGGAACCAATCGGAGTCCTCACCGTAGATGCGTTCCCAGTGAGCGAAACGGGCTTTGTTGGTGATGGCCACCGTTCGCGAATCTAGTTGCCGGGACTTCCACATCGAGGAGTGCTTGCCATCGCCAAAGCATTCGCGGAAGCGACCGGAGTTTCGGGTGGGGTTGCCGAAGACGAGCCACATGATTTGGGTGTCCGAGTCGGTGGTGGCGCCCTCGATGGTTTCCCAGATGATGTCGGCGATGGCCGAGGCTTCGTCGAAGATGATCAGGAGGCGTTTGCCCTTATTGTGCATCCCTGCAAAGGCCTCGGGATTGGTTTCGGACCAAGCGATCATGTCGATGCGCCAAGTGCGCTCGCGGGAGGGGTCCTTGGAGACTAAGGAGGTGGCGTTTAGAGTGAAGTGGTCGCGAGCGAACCAGCAGAGGTTGAACCAGCGACCGAGTTCGGCCCAGGTTTTAGTTTTAAGCTGAGTCTCTGTGTTAGCAGTAACCACCCCTCTACAATCTGGATAGGTAGTGAATGCCCACAAGATAAGCATCGAAACGAGAGCGGATTTACCAACACCGTGACCAGATGCGGTAGCCAGCTGTATTGCTTCATCAATGGATAATAGTCCCGAACGAACTTCTTCCATGATCTCTCGTTGCCAGTCGAGTGGGCCATCGAACTTCTCCAATACGGTGTTCTTTTCACCCCAAGGGAAGGCGCCGAGAGCGAAGGCTAGGGGATCGTCGGCGACCTCGGCGAGCCAAGCGAGGAGTTCGTCGGACATCGTCGAGGGATCAAGGGACCCAGAGAGATCAAGCCCAGAAGAAATCCGACTATCTTGTGGGCGATCTAACATCTGGGTCCCTTGAAGCGGGCGTTAGAGGCGGCGAAAGGACGACCGAGATGAAGGCGGGGAGGAAGTCTCTACCCCCATCTCGGCCGATTGAGGCGCCGGGGCCGGGACAGGTTTGGCCGAAATCACGGATGCAGCCAACCGAGGGGCCTCTACATTCCTCGGGTTACCCCGATTAGTAGGCGTCGCACCTACCGCCCCTGCGATTGACTGCAACTCGAGAACTCTAGTTTCGCTTGCGCGCGAGGCCCGATTACGCGCCGCCTCCAACTTCGCCGCGAAGTCCACATTGACGTTGATGTTCTTGTTGACCTTGCCGTAGCCGGTGCGATCGAGGCCGAGTTCCTGAATACCTAGTAGGTCGCGGGTAGGGAGGTGTTCGCCCTTCTCCGCGGCTTCATCTAGCTTATCGGAGAGCATCGCCGCAGCCTTAAGTGAGTTACTGCGGAGGAACTCGATTACGGTGTCCTGTTGCGCCCACTCGGAGGTGATGATAGCGCGGTAGTGGGCGATAAGGTCAATGAAGGCGGGATCGGACTTGAGGGAAGACACCCGCGAGATGGTGACCCCACAGGCGGCGGCGATGTCACCCACGGACATCCCAGAGGCCACCGCACGGGCGATGCGGTGGTGGTTGTCGCGTAGGGTTTGTACAACGGAGGCTTCGCGTTTGATGGTAAGGTGTGCGAGGTCGGCCCGAGTCACCTCACGGATGTTGGTGATCTCGGGGATGGGCTCGATGTGCGAGTGGCCTCGCTGAAGATGGACGTGCGCGATCATATTCGTCGTTCGAACTTCAGGGCCGAAGGTCGCAGGAACAGTGGGGTAATCTCGACCGGTTGAGTGGACTTAATACGGATGTTGTAGCGAGGCTTGTAGAGTTCGATCATCGCGGCCTCGACTCGATCGAGGTCTTCAACCCTACAAGGTAGGATGTGGACTTCGTCGAATAGGACGCCTCGAAGCGAGGTTGGCATCCACGCAGGCAGGGCCTTCCGCCCCCAGTTGGACTTGTGGGCGGAGATTCGCAAGAGCGGCCGCTTGGATTGCCCAACGTAGACGACGACCCCGTTTCGCACGAGGGCATAGACTCCCGGGAGCAGGGTGGCCGAAACGTCGATGAAGCCGCCTAGCACTTCTCAAACTCCGTGTTCTGTGATCGAACTGAACGAATCCACTCAGTTCCTTCCGGAACGGCGGGGCCTTCAACCTCGACGATGACGTGATGCCCATTGATCTCAATCAGGCGCATCTCGCAATCATGCCGACCGACCAGCACCGCAATCAAACCCACCGAGACCTTCATCTTCGCCTTCGGCATCACACAATCCTCCATGATCCACACCCACCATGACCCATCCCCAGCCAGAAGTCAAGTCCCGCGACTTCATACGAAGATACATACCTTTCAAATTTTGCACGCAGGATCTAAAAAGGGTCTGCCGCCGCGCAGAAGACAAAATTTTGGGGCCGCCCCCGGTAATGAGGGCGGCCCCGCCTGGTTGCGGACGGTGCGATGCACGCGTTGCCTGGTTGCGCTAGACTTTGGGCTTCTCGGCTAGCAGGGCGGCGTTCGCGGCCATGAATGCCTGTATGGTGTCGACATGGGCGAGTAGTCGTTCCCATTGTCTGCGGTAGAGCGTGACTGGGAAGCGGCCCAGGCCATAGATCGAGAGGGCGCCCTTTTCGGAGACCTTGAGCGTCAAGGCTTTCGGCGCACTCTGTGCGGCCAGCGCGGCTTCTAGTTCGGCGATGCGAGCAAGCATTGTAGTCTGATCCTGAAGGAATGCCATGTGAATGTTCCCTTAGCGGTTTGCATCGTTGGCATCAGCGCCAACACCGCGCCACAATGCGCCAAGGTCGCCGAGGTGTCCAATGCTCATTTTGCAGAGCAGCTATGCAATCGGCGCATGCTAGCGCCCCCTCATAGGCCCCTCATGGTCCTATCATAGACTCATTCGACTCAAGGCCGTGTGTAGCCAACCGACCACCGATCTGGCGTGCTCTGTTATTATCAAGCTATTTTTTTATAGGAAGAGCTCACCCCACCGTCGGTTGGCCCCGCAGCCTAGGCTTGGTGATGAGTCGATGAGGGGGGCATGAGGGGTACATGACGGGCTCATGAGGGTAGGCGAGCACAGTGAGTGGGATAAACCCCGCGAATGGCTCTGGTGAGCCGTGAAATGAGCGAAGATTTAGCTTGCAATCCGCAGGCGAGTGTGGTAGGATGGTGGCATAATTGAGGAGTGCAGAACATGTCTCGTATCATCATCGTAGGGCTCTCCTTGGCTGTGCATCGTTATGGGGCGGTCTAGTCGTTGTCGCAGTCCACTTTGTGATTAAGTTCAGGTAGAGCAGATGGCAACTGAGGACAGATCATGATACCCGTTGTTGCACCGCAGTATCACGATTTCGTGATCGAGAATGTCGGTTTGGCCACGTTTCGTTCGGCGTTCGTTCGTGGCTGGGCGCCACAATTTCGCCACAATGGGGGCGCAGGATGCGAACGATCGACCGCAGATGCCCAGCGGACTATGTGGGTGACTGGCAGCCTCGGAGAGCTTAGGTGATAGACTGTCACTACGGATGATAAATACCGAATAGTCATCCGTCTTCGGTTGACAGGGCCCGAAGGGCCTGTAGAGCAGGACACAGTACGCATACCCTTAAGGCAAGCTAGGCCATATCACTAGCTAGGAACGCCACTCTCGGCGGGCTATTGGACAATACCGGATGCCCCACGATCGCGGTCAATACGCGGTAGGGCAAGAGGTTATATACTGCGACGCCGCTTGGCAGACTCGCCGTGGCGTTGGGGGATTGTCTACACCTAGCCCGCTAGGAAGGAAGAGGACCTATGATCATTGGCACGTTCGGACTTGGTGATCTTATCACTACACTGGTCAAGCGCAGTAAGGTAGGTCAAGACGATATTGATACCTACATCCTTACCTCTACTGACATCGCAACAGGTAAGACCTATTCCAAATCATTCGTTGGAGAGAACGATGCAGCAAGAGCTTTCT